GTCTGATCATTCCGCGCGCGCCCTGCCTTGTCAGCGACTCCATTATCTAGCCATATTCTCTCAGCCGGTGCAGAGCTCCTCAGCGAGCGAGGCCACGCCACAGCTAAGATGAGGGTGGCTAGTTGAGAGGTGGTCACCTCTTGTGGGTTGATCTCAGCGCAGATCACATCTGCGCCAAGTTCATCATCATGCACGATAATCAACACCGATGGTTTCCTGAATCCCCAATCAATGGCGATGCGCCCGCTCATCGAGGGCTTATACTTCCAACCGCTGATCACATGGCGCGATTCGTCGAACTCAGAATAAATGAGCCCTGAGGGTGGCCGTGGCTTATTCATGACCATGGCCTCACGCTCAGCCTGAGGTAATAGCTTGGTCGCCTCGAACCACTCAGCGCTGAGGTTGGCTGAGTTGACGTATGAGGTATAGAGGAGAGGTTGGCAGGAGGCCTCTTCTGCGAGGTTGCACCACCAAGCGCCGCTCACCGGCAAGCCAACGAGGATCATGATGGGACTCGGTCCCGCTCTCAATCGACCCATAGCTTTATGAGCCACCTCTGCTGAGAGGGTCTGACACTCATCGATGAGGCAGACACCCGAGGTGATGTTCAAACCTTCAAGGGGATTGTGGGTGGCGTCTCTTGTCCCTGGTCGATAATAAGAGCGACACCACACAGTTGAGCCGTTTGGCGCTGACCACTGCCTGAGAGTGTGGTTGTAAGTCCATCCTAACTTACTAAGCCACTTCTCCATCTCGGGCATGAGCACCGAGTTGTAACGTGGGTTGGTGTCGGTGACGAGAAGGCTAGAAGTGCCAGGTCTAAACCGAGAGATGAACAGCAGAGCAAAGACAAGCGCCGAGGTCTTGCCTGATCCCCATCCACACCGCGCCGCTATGATTCTCTCACTGCGAGCGATCCGAGAGATGATCCCGTGTTGGAGCTCGTTGAGCCTAATCATCCAACTTTAGCCCTGCATCAGTGACGCGCCACCTCTCCTCAATCCGCACCTTATCTGATCCCACCTTGATCACGCTGACCTTAGCGCCGGGCTCAACATCTAAGATGTCGTGATAGCAGATCTGATGAGGCTCACTGAAGTCCTCACAGCAGATGAGTCGATGCCATCCATGGATTTGATAATCCTCACGCTCATGGGAGGCATAACGCGACCACGAGCGCCTGAGGTAGATTCTAGTCTTCTTCTTCTTCTCTGTCTGCTGTGTCATCGGTGACCTCCTCATAAGGCTTAGCTATCTGCTCAATCATGCTGATGATGATGTCATCAGTCTCGTTGGTGGTATTGTTGACATTGACGTCGACCTCTCGTTTAGCGCCCCATCGATCAGGAAAGCGGCGCTCGAGTATCCAAGCAGCTGCGCGCCAGTCTTGTTTAGCCTCGCCCTGATATCTGATGGACTCGAGCAAGACAGCCTCACTGAAGTCTTTGGCAGCCTCCACCTCTTCAGCAAACTCCTCATCCTCTTCTATCCATAGATAGTAAGTGGCGCGACTGATAGAGCTTTGGGTACAAGCGGCTTCAACGCTCATCCCTGTTCTCAGGTTGTCGAGTAGCTTCTCGCGCTTCTCTTTGCGCTTAGCGTCTCGTTTGGTTGACTGCTTTGGCATCCTTCAAAGTCTCCCTGATGTGATCTCTTAGAGTTTTGGCCTCATTATACTTATTGAGGTCATCAGGGTCACTGAGGTCAAGTTGTTCCTCGAGGCGCAACACCAAGAGTCGATCAAGCTCTTTCATGATTCGATGAAAGTCTGCCTCGCGCGCGCGCGTTGTTTGTCTAGTTTGTCTAGTTTCTTTCATTATCTTCCTCAGCAGATAGAGATAGAACCCTCTTGCGGTAGTGATTGTAATACTCATGAAGATTCATGTGGATCTGCCACGTTCCGTGAAACATAGCATAGATGGCCACCGGATCTGTCACAGTGATTCCAAGCTTGATCTTCTCGCGATCGCCGTTTAGATGAGATAGAGATACCGGCATGAAGTCTCTGATGAACGGCTTAACAAGGGCTTCAAGAACTTCTTGTTCTGACATGTTCATTTTAGCTGGACCTCGATTATTGACCCAACCGAGCGCCGATCTTACAAGAGCTGTGATGATTGATGAATCTGTGTTGACATAGATCACATTGACATTATCACCGCGCCGAATACCGGTATATACAAAGGGAAACAGGCCACCTCTCTCAGACTGGGCCAACGCCTCATAAGTTGGCCAAGCTATACTTTCGCGATTGACGAAGACCACTGCAGCATCTTTGGGGCTTGGTCTTCGATCATGGCGATTAGCCGAAGCATCATCACCTTTTTGACCGCTCTTGTTCTTTGAGTTACCTGCTTCTGAGCTAGTCTTTTTCGCCGATGGTGGTGGTGGGTTCAAGCTGTTATTACGTCGCTTGAAAAGATCATCGATGATTGAGCCTTGTGTGGCTTGATCACTGCCTGACTCATTCAGAACAAACAGGTCGCCATCAGAGCTAGTCTGAGAAGCTCGCTCAACCTTTGGAGCCTTAAAGAACTTTCTGAACTGTGAGATCTTTTTTGAGCGCTCGACAGACTCCAAAGTCTTTTGGACTTCTTCATTGATCAGCTGGCGGAGCTCCTCAGGCATGTTGTTAATATACCACTCTTGAACTTCACCAAGCACTGACTTGACGTCTTGACCTTCAATGTTGAAGCGAGGGTCAGAGTATTTAAGAACTTGACGTTCACCATCAGGATAACAACCGATACCAGTGTCTTCATCATACATGGCAGGCTCCACCATAATGATGACTCGCTTGTACACTTCAGGATAGTATAAGCCCCACTGCTTGGCGGCTGTATCCTTATCAGTGTAATCAAAGATTTCATTCTTGTATTTGATGCCGCTGATGAAAGAACGTTTAGAAAACATGAGGCCATGGGTTCTTGAACCCATTGAATAATGTTTGTTTTTAATCGGCTTCAAATATGTCGTTATCTTAAAGTTTTTGAACGCTTGTTCAAAGCTTGGACAACTCAACTCAGATAAGGTGTTAACCTTTTGCCACGTTATTTTAGTATTTCGATCCTTCTTATTCGAAGTCATAGGTATCAACATGCGGATAGGCATATGAGACAACTTCATTCCAAAGAAGTTATGAAACTTTGCAGCATCAGTGTCAAAAGTCACCGAGTTTGCATACTCACCCATTAAGACGACGATGGTGTTGGCGCTGCATTTCTTGAAGAGGTACATCCAGTCAACGCCATCAATCGTGAAGCTCTCATGGCCAAACTCATTCTTGACCCACTCGAAATCAACTGAGTGGAGATCCTGCAGATACTCAGCGGCGAAATCGTCAGCATGATCAGGAGTTGAGCAGAAGTCTCGGCGCATCTCTTCAGAGATGAGAACCTGAGCGCCTGAAACTCCCTCTCGTTGATGTAGCCAGATCATTCCGCCCATCGGCTTCTCTGCTGTCTTAGATACGATGACCAAGCCATAAGGATTGGGTGTGAGCGCTGAGTCTTTCAGGCCCACGCCGAAGTTCCCATGACGCCCCTCGACTGACTTAGAAGAGGAGTTGCGGCCATTGATCAATCTGAGAAGATCTTGTGGGTTCATCCCGTGACCATCATCACACCAAGCCATCTTGATACCGTTGACTGGTCGAACTTTCACGAAGGTGGCCCCTGCCTCAACTGCGTTGAAGTAGATCTCTCTACAGTATTGAAGAGGGTGCATGTCTCGATAGGCTCGAGCGAGGGAGGCGGTTGGGTTGTTATCAACCATGGGCAGTGTTGTGTATTTCATAAAATCTCACTTTCTCTCTGATGAGAGCGCATTAATACTCGAGGTGGGTTTACCGGCGGGTGAACCCTTCACCCCATTGTGATGGGGTGTGCATGTTGTTAGAGGGTGGCTCAGGAGGTAGGAAAGGATCAGGCTTCTGACCGGGGGAGTGATCAGGCTCTTTGTCGAGCAAGCGCCAAGTAGTGGCTTTCACTTCCCAGAGCATTTTCTCATCCTTGCCCTTGAAGCTCTTGAGCTGACCCTCAATGTAGACCCTGGCCCCTTTACGGATGGTAGAGGCGGCGCGGTTGGATGACTGATCCCAGACTTTGATGGTGTGCCACTCGGTCGATGTATGCCACTGCCCTCTTGAGTCCTTATAACTTTCGTTGGTGGCTAAACGGAAATAGGCGAACGGTTGACCGCTCTGAGTAGTGCGCAGCTCGGCATCTTGTCCGACGTTGCCTATGAGGGTCACCTTATTGATCATTGAGAAGCTCCTTGATAGCTGATGATGTTGAGGGATGACTTGAGATGAATCTGAAGATGAGCTCTCTGAGCAGCTGCGAGCGTGACCACCCGATGCTGTCAGCGATCTTGTCTAGTCGAGCGATCTCAGGAGAGCTCACTCGCGCTGAGATTGTCTTGTCTGATGTGCTCATGATTCCTCTTTATGAAGCGCCCTCACTGATCGGTTTTCTCTGACACAAAGTTCCATTTATGTTTAAGGTCAGTGAGGGCAAGATGAGCTTCTCACTGTTGATCATAGCCTGTCAAGTGTTTTGTATACATTGTTTACAACTCTCTAAGTGTTTGATCTCAGAGACGTCTACTTTGTTTACAGATTAGCTAGGCCTTTATCACTGCGGTTAAAATCGGTGAAGCGAGAGACTTTATGCAGTGAAAAGGATTGTCAGCATAACACCAAAGTGATAAGACTGTCGATGGTGGTTTTTCAAGATTCCTCCTTGATTGC